GTGTTCCTTCTTTTGATCTTGGAGGTAAGTGATCCATTGTGTTCGGAGTGGCCCACAATCCAGACTCTGTACCTTTGGTGCCAAGCACCGATGCCTGAAGCTGGAATAAGGAAACATTGGACTTCGAAACCTTCACTTTCCAAGTCGTCTTGCACCTGTCTGAGTACCATGCCGTCTTGGATGTTAATAATTCCCTGCACATTCTCGCCAATAATGAATTCTGGTTTGATCTCCTTGATAAGTCGAAACATTTCTGGCCAGAGGTAGCGGTCGTCTCCTGTGCCTTTTCTTTTTCCTGCGACTGACATTGGTTGGCAGGGGAATCCTCCCACAATGACATCTGCGTCTCCTTCTTTTCCTTTAACATCTTTTATATCCTCCTCTATTGGTATGTTAGGAAAGTTTTTTTCTAAAACTTTCTTACAGTATTTATCTTTTTCAACAAATTTTACAGTCTCAAATATTCCTGTAGAATCTAATCCTAATGCAAATCCTCCTATGCCAGAAAATAAATCTAATACTTTTAATTTATTTGTCATCCCGTAACTTTTTTATTTCTAGTTCACAGTAATGAATAATTTTTTCTAAATCTTTAATCTTATCTTTTTTCAAATACCTACAAACGTATTTTACAACACACCCTTGGAAGAATGATAAATTATTTTTTGAAATAAATTCATACGGTTGTATGCGAAAATTTTTATAATGTGATCCTCCAATCTGTCTTTCTTGTGGTGTGATAGAATCAAATATACTTTTGTCTGTCATAAATTATAACCGTACCTTTCTATTTTTGCTCTCATCAAGTATAAATTTCTTTTACTTCGCGTGACACCTACGTACCAAACTCTGTGTTCTTCGTCTCTTTTTTTACTACTTTTTACCACAGCTTCTCTAATTTTCCTAGCGTTATCTAAAACTAATAAAACATTCTCTGATTCACCACCTTTTGCTGCATGAATCGTAGAAATTTTTATTCTAGCATCTTCATTTAATTTTTCTTTGTTAGACAACAATAATCTAATATAATTTTTTTCTTCATTATTGGCTTTATCAAAAGCTTCATACCAAGGAACCAACTCATTCCAATTATCAGTGGACATATAATCTTCAACATCTTCTTTTTGTGTTTGATCTAAATCTTGTCCGTCTGACCATCTTGAATAATAAATAGCTGCTTTGTATAATTTTGAATTATAACTTTTGATATATTTATTATCAAAATATAAACCTTTTAATTTTAATTCTTTTGCTATTTTAATAGACTTATCAATTGTGCGAGTTAAAATTAACCAGTTATCTTTGTGTAAATTAACATTATCCAGGTTATTTATTTTTATGGAACTACCCTCTTCATTTTTAGGAAAATAATCTTTTGTCGCTCTAAGTCCTTCTATTCTACTAACAATAATATTTGAAATATCTTGTATTTGTATGGGAACCCTTCTTGATTTTTTTAAAACAACTTCTATTGCAGGTTCTTTTATAAATCTATCAACATCTGCGCCTGCCCATGCATAAATAGCTTGATCATCGTCTCCTGCCAAATACATGTCTTTAGTATTTGATTTTAAAATATCAAACATTTGCCATTGAATTGGTGATAAGTCTTGAGCTTCATCAATAAACACCACATCAAACTGTGGACATAAATTTTTCTTTTGTATGAATTGATGGATCATATCTGTAAAATCAATTAAATTATTACTGTCTTTGTATTTAATATAATTAGCTGCAACATGTTTTAAAATATTTGGTTTAATATCTTTACTATATTCTCCTGTGCAATACTCATCCCAGACTTCTATATCTTTCTCTCTAGCCTTTGTTATAATTTGAAAGTATTCATTATCACATGTTAAATAAGGTGAGGAATCTAAATCTCTTTTTGCTTTTACACTCACACTTAAACTTTTACCAAGATCATCATAGTGATAATCTTGCATAACATTTTCTTCTTTTAATCCTAAAGTATGAAAAGCTAATGAGTGTAGAGTTTGAAAATGTCTAAGATCTTTTTTTTGAAACTGTCTATTTTTATTTAACATTCTTTCTTTAGCTTCTGTTGCTGCCTTTTTTGTAAATGCAAAATAACCTATTCTTTCTACTGGTGTCCCTATTCTAATGTAAGCTAATGCTCTTCTAATTAATTTTTCTGTTTTACCTGTACCTGGAGGTCCATAAAATTTTTTTATCACAGAATTTTATCTTTCTCTTGCATAGAAATTATCTCTACTTCGTCTTCTTCTTTTTCAAAAAAAGACAAAGGAATTTTTACACAACGAATAGGGTTGTGTGATTTTTTATCTGTATCTTTTTTAGGATATCTTTTTAAATGTCCTAGTTCCGCTTTAAATTCTTCTATTAACATTCTACCAGTTTTTTCAAACTTCATTTTCCATTCTTTATTTTTTAAATAATTAAAGAAAACATCCATTGTAAAATATGCAAAACCTTCTTCTTTTAAAATAGATCCACTACTAAATGATGTAGCACTAACAGCAGGTACACCATGAATATGTTCTTCTAAATATTTCTGTAATAATTCTTTTGGTGATGTTCCTGCAGGTGGTGGTTGAACTGTTTCAGTTTCTTTTAAATTTTCTATAATAGTTTGAAACTCATCTTGTTTAATTCTTGGTGGAGCAATTGGTGTATGTGCACCTATTAATCTTCTACATTTCTCCATATCCATTAAATAATTAATATCTCTAGCTACAACTTGTTTACTCATCTCACCATCTTGTTTATCGTTAAAGTGAACAGTAAATCTAAATTCTGGTTCAGGTTGATAATCTATTCTTATTAAAGCTGATAATTGAGGAAACTTTTTTTGTTTATCCGACATATAGCCAAATTGTCTTTTGGCACACTCTGATTTAATACAAAAATTTTTTATTGGATCTTGATCACACAAATGACCTGCAGTTGGTTTACGCCAAGATTTTATTTTATCTAATACTTTTTTATCGCCCCACTCTTCATCATATAAAATATATTTTCTTGCTCCATCCAAAACTTTTTTCTCCCAAAGATCTGGATATTTCTTTTTACAAAAAACCATGTAATTAAATAAAAAACGATCTCTTTCATCTGGTAATTTATTACTGTCATCAATTGTTTTTGATATTGCTTGTAAACATGGAGGGCCATCATTAAATTCTTCGGCACCTCCGGTAAGGATCCTATTTATATGTGCATCAATAAATGAATTTAACTCTTGTTCTGTTTTTAAATTAGCTTCAACAACTTGTATGTATTGATCAAATTTAAATTCTGTGCCATCTAAATTCAATGCAACTCTTTCTGTTTTATTATAGTATGGTAGGTTTATAAAATTACCGTTTGTAAAACTTCCATCAGGCCCAGTTCCAAGTTCCGTTTGTTTTGGATATATTTCTGTTGTCGTATTAAGTTCTAATGTATATAATAGTTTGTCTAAAAAATTTCTTAAAAAACTAGCCTTAACTTTATTTTTTGTGTGAACATATAAATGAAGTCCACCACTTTTTGATTTAACTGGTATTACAGGTAAATTATTTTTTTCTATGATTTCTAAATATTTTCTTGGACTAAAATCTTGATATGCTTTTGAATCAATGTCAATGGCACCAAAATTAACCATACCATCATCATCACAAGGTTGTATACCTATGGATTTCTCACCATTAAGATGTTGAATATAATCTGTGTCAGTTAGTTGTTTGCCTGCCCAACCGTGTTTTACTTTAAATTTACCTGTTGTCGTGTCTTTGTATCCGTTACTAACTTCTGCGTATCCATAATCTCTTTTTAATCCATCAAATATCTGTATAAATTTCTGTTCCATGCGATTTTTTTGTGGGCACTTCTACTCTCGCTTCGGTGCCCACAACCTAGGATTCTAGTAGTGAGAATCACTTGCTGTTTGCTCTTCACCATGTTTTACTTCAACATCTCCCTTAGAAATGCTTGCAGCAAAACCTTTTGCTTGATGGTAAAGATCAGCATTTTCTACAGGACCAACTTTACTAACTTCCCAACCAAACCAAGTTCCTTTATCGTTTGATTGTTGTGTAGTCCTTAATAAATACTGATGACTAAATGAAGCTGGAGTAAACATTCCATTCTTTCCTTTCAACTTTATGCTCTGCATCATACTGTTCCATTTTCTACTAATCTTTAATTGTGTAGATTTCATGGCAATTAATGCAGTAGTTGGAACCTTACCTGCAACTATTACAAAATGTTGAGCAGTTTTTTCAATATAGTTACCGTTAGATAATCTATCTTTGAAATCAGATCCTCTAGTTGTTTTAGTCATGATATCTGAAGAAGATGGATAAATATTTACTGGCGCACCAGATCCATCTTTACCTCTATCTCTCCATTCAACATACTCTAGTTTATAGTAACAAGGTATTACATTAACACCTTTTTCACCATTAAAGACTTCACCTGTTACTGAATTATAAATCATTCCAGGTTCTGCCCCTTCGACATACTTGCCATCTCTTTTATTTACCTCTGGAGATAGTTGTCCAAGTATTTTTAGAAATGGTAACGCAAGATCTTCTTGAGTTATTTTATCCATTCCCATATTTGCATCAGCTTCAAATACATTTGTAGCTATTGCATTGTTAGGTTTCTTGATTAGCTCTTCTTTGCTCATCGTTCATTCTCCTTATTTACTTGTTATTTTGGTTCGGTTTCCTGCGAACACATTAAATAGATCCGTGGGCATCTCTTTTCCAGATTCGAGACGCTCACGAACCAATGCTTTAAGTGTCATGGGTTCAACCTTTAGTTTCTGGACAGGTTGATACCCTTGACCTTGTGCAAGTTCAGCGTAAGACGCTGCCTTGTTGTCCTCGTTACGACCGAAGGAAACAGTAATCTCATTTTTAATAAGATCGCCTAGGCCATTATTACGAAGCCAGTTAAATGCTTCTTCTTTTTTAGCTGCAGAAATAGAAGCACCATAGACGGGTTTCACTTCAACAGAAGATCCGTCTGCTAATTTTAATGTAGAAAGATTCATCTCTTGCATCATAGTTGGTATTACTTCACCTGATATAACATCAATATCTTTCTTTAATTTTTTTATTGCTTCCTCTTTTGCTGTAAGATCATCCTCCATAGCTTTAAGTTTTAAAACTTGATCGGATAATGATTTAGCGTCATTAACTTTTGTTAATGAGTCTTGCTTATCTTGTTCGAAATTTATATTCATGTTACCTACCTCCTGTAGTAGTAGAATAACCACCATGAACACCACTATAGTTTATACTATCCGCATTAGGTGCACTTGGTCTTGAATACCACATCCAAGTTTCTTTATTTTTAATGTCTCTTTCTTTTAAATCGTTAGCTCTTTTTAATTCAGCTGCGATTATTTTCAACGTTTTTATCATGTTATATTTTCCTTTCGTGTGTTATTTATAGTTATATAAAATCCTATGTCAATCTTATTCTTCAATCTTTCCTTTCTCGTATAGGTTGACTTTTATTGGATAGTACATCTTTTCTTGTCTATCCCATTTTAAAAAATTAAATTTACCTGTTGTAATGTCTGAAACTATAGAACAAGCCACACCAATTATGGCAGGATCTCCTGTAAGTAATAAGTAATCTTCTTCTGTAAAGTCTTTTAGAAGCTTTCTAAGTTTGAATATTAGTGGTCCTGGTGACATTATTATTTGTGAATTTTCTGGTAGTAAAGTTATTAAGTCACCATACTTTGATGCACCCATTATATTAAATTTAGGTGTACCCATTCTTGTTCCAGGTAACTCTTGTATTACATAAACTTTTTTATTCATAACTTTCTTGACTTCCTATGTAGCATGTTTATATTATATTTCAAGAAAGAATAACAAAATTATACATGAATTACAAATTTAAGACTAAGCCTTATAAGCATCAATTAGATGCTTTAGAGAGATCTCACAATAAAAAAGTATATGCGTACTTTATGGAAATGGGTACGGGTAAATCAAAAGTTTTAATTGATA